GAGGTGCAGAAAATCGGTGGGTACATTATATCGATATTCATAATCGATTAATGGTGGGTCGAGTTCCTCTCCTTCTGGAGGGACAAGATAATCTAAAATCCTCATGCCATCAGACCAGGACCACATATAAGATGTGGTAAACACATCAAGGGAGGGTTGTAGCAGTTCAGCACAAATACTACCGGCGGCTGTCACGGGAGCCTCTATGTTACTTATCATCTTAGCTCCTAATTTAAGAAGCCCCTGATTTGCCAATTCGGTAGCACTTGCCATACTCTCCCTTCCTTATTCAAATACGAACCAGATTCGTATTTCATTCTTTTTCTACGGGCTCTTTTTTCTTCTTATCTTTTACGTCCTCGATGCTTGGTTTAATGAAATCGGCGGAATCGGTTGCTATCTCGAAGTAACTATTGATAGCCGCCCTCTTACCCTTAACCAGATAAAGGTCCTCTTCATTTGCCTTATCACCTACCGCGTAAAAATGACCGTTTGTGTAATTCCTTACAGTACAACGATACTTCTTCCCCATATCTATCTCCTATAAAAGAAATTGAAAAAAAGCGACCGAAGCCGCTTCATTTTAATAGGTAGTAAACAGATCAACCTTTCCAGCCGATTCGGTTGTTCCTCCATTCACATTCCTACATCTAGTATACTGCTGCCCACCGGCGGATACAGGTATTTCAAACATAGCACTTTTGACAAGAGCTGCAAGGGAGATAACAGGGCTTGTTGCCATTGTCTTTACTCCTGTTGCAAAATCCTCTACATCAGAGCTCTCCAAGACAAACTGTTGACTGGTACAGTCGGCAAAGTCCTCCCTCACCACAACATTAAAGAACCTAGGGACGGCACCAGAGCCAACCCCCTTAGCATCATACCCGGTTACAGGGGCTCCATGGTCTATTACATCTCCTACCTGGCCACTTGCCACAGCAGCAACGTTTTCAGCATATACATCATTCTGACTTATAATCATTTCATACTCCTTTTCACAGGCACCGGGCCTCCCCGGTGCCATTTACCTCTATTTGGCTAATTATAACAGCACTCTCCTTAGGAAATTACTGATTCAGTGAGAACCAATTGCTCTTCCATCTTGATAGGGGTTCCCATGTAGTCCCGTATCCACTTACGGCCGAAGGGGTTAGTCGGATCGTAGGTCACATTAACCCGGTCTTTGGCCACTTTCTGCAAGTTCCGCAAGCTTCTGCGGTTCAAAAAGATATAGGAGCTTTTCTCACCCATATTAGGAAGTTGTGCCAGGGCATCAAGAATCAAATCGTCGCTGAGTCCACCATTATCCCCGGAATCATTGATAACCGCATCTTCAAGGTTTGCGATACGCACAATAGCCCGGTCGTCTTTTACAACGAATCCCAGGTCCCAGATGAAGTGAGTAGTTAGAACATCGTAACGTTTACCATCACTGTCATACTTAGGCTCTTCACCCTTATCCTCAGTCTCGATACCCGCTTTGGTGCCATTTGGATAGATACCATACATCGTATCATCTCCAAGTTCCATAATCAGAATACTCATAAGATCGCTTCCCGTCCCACCGGCATCAATGACCTGAGGACCGCCAGTTATATTATAAGCCCCACGAGCGAAGATACCATCAAGAGAGTTAGGGTCCTCTCCTAGGTTACCATAGATAATCTCATGACTTACCGATTGGGTCAGTCCTGTCATAAAGAGTTTATCTTCCTGCAATCGGAGACCTGCGGCCGCCGACCTTTCTACTCCACGGAAGTTACGCACATCAACCTGCGAATAACTTTCGATTGTTCCCATGTATTCCTTGGCCGGGCGGGTTCCGCCATGCTCAAGATTTACACCCTTATCTCTTTTGGTCCATGTACCTGTTGGCACACTTACTACTTTGCTAAAATCATGATGGGTCTCTGCGCTCGCTGTCTTAAAAGGCAGCACCTCAAGCAGTTGATTTTTCTCCATCATAGTAAAGGCCAGCTCTCCGAGACTTCCATCGCGATCCAAACGGTTTGCAATTTCGTTCAACGGCAAAGCCTTATTGACTAACGATATTGTTGCCATAACACTCTCCTTTGATCTAATTTCTTTCCGTTAAAAAGCAACTAGCCTCCCGCTGGTTGGCCTTTATGTTTTTTTCAGGTTAGATTCTTATCTATTATGACATTACGTATGAGTATTTGTCAACACTCACTTTTTATACATAGACGGATAGAGCCGACGCAGACGTGCGTCCTCATCGCTTATCATTCCCCCTTGAGATTCAGAGATAAGGATACCATCCTCAGCGAACATTGCTCCGACCTTCTGTAAAAAGCTTAAGATCGCCGGGTTATTCCCAACTGGGCTTGAAGTCACGAGTTCATAGAAGGGAGCGTCGGCTAATTTCAACGCTCTCTGCATATCTGCCTTCTTCACCTCATGATCTTTCCCAAAACTCTCACGCATCCACAGTTCAGCCTCATGTTTTGTCTTCCCATATTTACCCTCAGCCTCATTATTGGCCTTTTCTTTATTTTCAGTGACAATCTCTGCAATTTTTTTCCCCTGCTCTTCACTCACCCCAACATCATGGAGGGCCCTCGCAAGCTCCTCATCCACATCCTTATAACCCTCGTAGGTTTCTGGAACATTTGGAATAGTTTTGACCTTCTCATTTAATTCATCGTACTTTTTGACAAGATCGGTGATAGTGCGGAACTGTGCGAGGTCCTCCCTACTCTTAATATCCCAAGAACCCTGGGCCTGCCATGCGGCTGGGCGTGTAGTACCCTCACCTTCCTCTGTAGCACTCTCAACCTTCTCTGTAGCACTCTCAACCTTCTCTGTAGCACTCTCCTCCTCGGCTCCCACTGCAGCAGGGGCCTCAGTGCTCTGTTCGGTATTCTCACCCTCGACGGCGCTCCCACCTGCAAGAACAGACCCATCATCGGCGGCGTATGCAACTCTAATCATTTTTCCCTCCATATTCACTCTCACCTAAATACTCATCCGGTACTTTAGCCATACCTAGAAATGCCTCGGCAACAATCAAAGGATTATCGCTGCCAAAAATACCCATATCGTAGAGATAAGTCACTAGGGTGTTGTGCCGTGCAATATCATCCTCATCTTTTATAGGCATAAAAAAGCCCATCCTTACCAGTAGCTCTGCGAAAACCTTAGGATGGGTTTTATACGCATTGATAAGATCCTCGCTGCGCTCCTTGAGAGCCTCCAATTCATATAACTGACTCTGATCTATAAAGTATCCTCTCATCTCATTCCCCCATTGCGCCCATAATATCATCCATTTTCGCCCCCTCAGAGGCTTTCCCAACTTCTGTGGCATTATCGACTGTTTGTTGCTTAGCCTGGGACTCGGCTTGAGCCGCTCTTATCTGACTCAACTCCTTCTCTGTCCTCAGTACATCGCTCTCAACGTTGTTTACTTCAAAGCGGCGGCGAATGAAATTATCGGTGTTAATTATCATCGCGGCCGAGGGGTCCATTTGCAGTAACGGGTAGACCTCATTCAAGGCCTGTAACATCCCCTGACCTTCAACAGCCCTCCGCTGTGCTTGTGCAAGGAATCCGTTAAACTTAAACTCACTTCTTACCCCTTTAGCCCATGATCCGGGAGAAGGTAGGATTCCCTCATCCACACCACTCTCGAAACTCCTCTCTAAGATACCGGTGAAAGATGAAAAATAGTTTTGTACGATGAAGGCAATGAGACTCAACCGCTCTCCTTGCTTCTCGCTTACCTCATAGGCGGTCTGTCTTGTAGTGGAGCGACTTAACATAGTCCAAAAATCGACCATAAAGTGATATTCTACAATCTGGTCCCGTCTACCGAGCAGGTCCATCGATGAGAGATACTCCCCACCTACGCTCATAAACTCAGGCTTTCTCTCAGGGTTCGTATAGTACATAACCTTCTTTGGTGCATATTTGATTCCATAGGCCTTTGCCTCAGTTCCAGCTATCATTGGCGGGGCGGCCCTAAGTTGGGCTCCCTCCAAAATACTCATAGATAATTGGTTGGTGTACATAAGGTCCTGATAGGCATCATCGCCAGGTCCCCGGCCGTATTTCTCACCACTGTTCTTTCTATAGAACCACATAGTTATGGGGTTACTCCTATAGAGGCTCTTATGGAGGATCTCTGAGCCATTGAGCTCTATTATGTAGGAGATAAACTGGTTCTCGCTCTTGCCGCCAAAGATTCTATCGTGCATCTCTTTGCTGATTATGTAATACAGATACCACCTAACCTTAGTAGGGGCCTCTTCGGCCTCCTCGGCTAACTCTTTACTTGGGTTGGTGAGTGTTGAGACGGCATTCATAGCAGTCATTGGATATCGATAAACAAACATATCCATATCCCCATAATCATCTTCACTGAAAAACCAATGGAATGGGTTAAGGGCTTTATAGAACAGCCTCTTTCCACGGGCCCTAGTGAGCATAGCCGCATTACCGAGGGTCACTCCATCATTGATAAACTGATAGGCCGCATTATAGAAATTCCCATGCCGCCAAAGGCTATATAGTTTATCGGTGATAAGCTTGTTGTATTTCTCTGCTATACGATTACTCCCCTCGACCGTTAACTCGCACCATGCACTCGCCGGTGATATCGTTTGTCCGAAGATACCGTCGGTCATTTTCCTCGCACTATCAACGGCCTTCCCATCGTATACCTCTGCATTCAAATGGACCTCATCCGGGTTATCGTAAATGCTTGTATCAACACTGCGTGTGGGTGAGACAAACTTTGCGACATCCTTCATAAGGGTCTCTCGACTTTTCTTCTCGTTCTCAAGAACCTGATAATAGTCTAAGAGTTTACTGACTTTATTCAAAATGTACCCCCAGCTTTTGAGATGAAGAGCTTAAAATCCTTCTCTATGTCTCCAGTACTCTTAATCCCATGAGACTCAAGCCATGCAACCGCAGCATCTAGGTCGCCCCGTTTCATTTCCCTTGATTCGTAATTTTTTTTAATCCTTTGGTAATCTTCGGCCCTCACCCCAGATGTATCTTCAGTCTCTCGGCGGCTCTTATCATCTTTAGCACCGGCCGGGGCTTTACTACTACCTTCTGCGCTCTTACCACCATCGTTACCACCCTCGTTACTACCCTTGTTACTACCCTCGTTACTACCCTCGTTACTACCCTCTTCTATATCCCTCTGCTCGCCTGCTACGTTCCCATCTCCATCTCCAAGGTAGAACTCACTGTAGCGCTTAACCTCTTCTTCTTTACTTAAGACGCTCTTACCCTCCCTTTTATCATTCTCGATAAGGTTCCTAACTCGCTCTATATCATCGGCAAGGGGCTCGGAGGAGAGCGAGGATAGGCCCTTTATGGCCTCATCTACCTTAGGGCTTAACCACCCAACATATGCCTCAATTGCACCTTTGGTCGCCTCATACCCCTTCTTGAGCAATGAGCCTATATCAAAAAACCCTGTACTATCGTTGAATCCCTTTTGCCTCTTTTTAAATCCATTATTCTCCATAAATTCCCTCCTTTAGTTTCCGTAAATATTCATCATTCAAATACTCTTTATCCTCGATTAACCTCATTATACCGGCCCACTTATCATTATCCCCACCACTATACCTCTCGTGCAGATAATACACAGCCCGTGGTGTGAGAGACTTATTAAGAGAGGCCCACATACCACCGGTTAAGCTCTTCGCCCATTTAGCGTTCATCGCCGCGCCTCGGAGTCTCTACCCTCTCGGCAGTCATCACAATAACCCTTATTTGCGTTAAACTCATCAAAGCGTATCATCTTATCACAGCCGCAACACTTATAGCTCATCTGCCCCGTACGCCTATCAAGATAGGTATACTCATCAACTCTTATTAACATCTCATCACCCCTTTCAAATACGAGCTCTCATCTCATCTCCCCCACCCGCCTCTCATCTGCAAGGGCTCCCATGTGCGGTCATCTTTGTAGATCTCAACACTCTCAGCCTCTACAGTGTTGCTATCCGGGAACAGAAGCGGTACATCATAGATTCGTGAGATCATATCCATAAAGTCATCATGGCTTGGGAAGGGCCATTCGAGGAACTCTCTATGGATAAACTCATACATCAGATCATACCTGGCCCCGGTCGGGTCTACCTTCCTTAGGACTTGTGGGAAATACCATACTCCATTCTCAAAATCTGGACCCAATCTATTAATCCGATCAACCTTCGCCACCCCCCCACCAACGGCCTGTAGATCAAAACGATAATTGCGCCTGTCCATCTCCTGTTCAATATGCTCAATATCGCTTTGCATACCATATTTCTCATAATACACGGTCATCGGATGATATGTATATATGAATGAAAATAATTTATCAGTACGCTCTTTAAGATTTAATCTCTCCCGAAGCCCGTCTACAAAATACTTCTTACGATCACGGCCCAATCCAATAATGCCCATCGTAGTAAAGTCAGCCGTTGCCTTCTTACTGCTAGCCGGATCAACAAATAAATAAAGACTCATCCCACTGACCCTATCAGCCGGCCAATAGCGTAACCAGTTTAACTCAAAGCCCATGGACCCGGCCTTCTCAGGGGATAGGAGCCATTGACAGCTAAAGTTATACAGACCCATAGTACGTCTCTTCTGTGCTATCTCCTCGCGGGACTTCATCACAGGGATACCAGTCTCAAGCCGATCAAGGGTGGCTGGCATAAGACGTACCTCCGCTGCCCTCCTGTCACGGATCACCGAATAGGTATCAGCATTATCATAAATCGTTCCCTCATACCACTGCCTGTACGCACCACGACCTAAGTTCAGACTCAGCTCCCAACCATCTGTGGTGTTGGCAATACCAGCGGCTGTCCTGACCGTATCACGTGTGACAATATCGTTATATATTCTCAGGTGGAAGTGGGCCGAAGTAGGCTGCCCATCAGTCAGTCCCCAGGCCTCAATAGTACTCTCCTTCATATTGCCTCGTCTCTTAACAGTAATCCCTCCATCAACACTCCAACTGAATCCTAAACTCTTACTCTGCTTCCGCGGGTCCTCCCATAACACATCATCAAAGAGAGTCTTGAGCAATTCATTAGACTCTAACTCCCTCTTAATCTGCCGTAGAAAACTTTTGGCTATGGGTTTCGTAAAACTAAAGATTCCAATCGTTATCTCACTGTCCTTCAATACCTCCTGAATAGAACCGGCGAACGTAATAAAACTAGTCTTGTAATGCTCCCTCGCCCAGAGATCAAGATAGCCATCAGGGTCACTCTCAACAAGACGACACATCTTATACAAATGCTCACCCCGCGCATCAGGACGCCTCAATACTCGCGTGATTAGAAAGAACCGGTCGCTCAGGCATAGCTGCCTCATCACAGCCCGCAACTTCCCCGCCTTCTTCCCATCAGATAATAACTTGTCATAAGTCTCCTCTACGTAACTGTACTTAGGTAGACTATTGAAGAAATCTTCATAAAGGTCGAAGACGGTCTTTTTCTCATGCCATGAGCCCCCCCTTTGGGGGGACGGGAGGGGGGGTACTTTTACCACAGCATCATTACTCTCGGATACATCCATATCAATAACCCTGCAATATAAGACTACACACTACACGGTTAACAGAGAGAGCCATGCAACCCTGCGATAAAAGAGAACACACTCCACGGTTAATGGAGGGACTGGTTTGTATACGTAGTATAGCAGCGCTACCTATTGCCATGCTCACCACCTACCGGCCGGCGCTGCTACTCGCATCATCCCGCTCTCCCACTTCTCGTCGGTGTGACATCTTTTATCATT